CGTGATTAGGGTTGGTTTTCCAAACGTCAGACCTTGTCATTCTTACTGCACCCATAGGAATAACGTCTGTTAAATGGTACTTCCTTTTTAAATCAATTGCTATTATACTTTCTTGTATTTCATTTACTATACCATTATTTGTTCTTGAAACCCCTATACTTTTACCCATCGTTATTTTGTTAATATTTATTGTATAACTTTTTAAATTATTTTAATTTTTGAAACCTAAACTCTTAATAACTTCAATATCTATTAGCGTTAAACTATCTTCTTTTAACCCAAATGATTTTATTTTTCCTGCATCTAATTCTTTCGTATATACTTTTCTATAACTACCATTGTAATCCCTTGAAAATATCTGATTGCAAACTTTAATCTTAACACCTTTTTTATTTCTAAATATAAGATTAGCGTAAACTATTTCACCTTCTTTTATCATTTTATTTTTTATTTATATACTTATTATGAATTGATATAATTAAGTCTTTGTGCTGCTCCTTATCGCCATAATCTAAATGACATTTTCTACATACAGCCATTAGATTTTCTATAACATCTTTACTTTTAGAACCTCCCATACCCCTTGCGTTTATATGGTGTATATCTACCGCAGTAGAACCACAAATTTCGCAAGGGATAAAGTCAGATTTTTCAAAGCCAAAATAGTTTAAATATATTTTGGTATGCGCTTTCATTATATTTTTAATTTAGATTGAGATTTATTATCTGCATTTTTTTGTGCATCAGAAATTTTAACATCTAACTCAATTGATTCAGTTGATTCCAAAGCATTTGATTGAAAAGATTGTTTTTCATTATAATCTACATACTCTACATCAAGCGTTTCTGCATTTTTAATAATTGCTTGGTCTGCAGTAATTGCAGTTTGCATATCAACTGAAAGTATGCCATACTTACTTAATAAAAGTTTTATAACAGTTTTCAAAGCCATAGAATCAAAGTCTAATTGCCATCTTCCGTATTTACTTGAATATGATTTTGAATATTTAGTTCCGTGATTTTCTAATTGCTCCTTTGTCATATAAAACATTTTTTCAAAACCATTTAATAGTTTGAAATAAGCAACGTAACCAATTATCTTGTTAGACCTTTTTTTAGTTGTGTCAAGTTCTACTTCGCCTGTTATCCTATCGTGTTTAACTAACTCTCCATCATAAACCTCACTTGCATTTCTGTTTTTATATTGCGCAGTCCTTAAAGCAAGTTGAATGAATCCTTTGTAACCCATTTGAAATTGAGCAACTGACAAGCCATCTTTTTTGTAAGGTATAATATGTGCAAAACCTAAATTTGATTGTATTGGAAGGTTTAATGTAGCTGCAATTACAGCACTTGATATAACGCTCTCTGGCTCACAATCGGAAAGAGAAGGGTTTGTTTTTGTAGCAGATATGATACTGCTCATAAATGCGTTTGCGTTCTTTCCAAGTATTTCAGAGAATCTTGATTTGATATTCTCCTGTGAAAGTATTGATGTTACAGATTTTTTTGCTAATTGATTTTCCATAGTTATTTTTTTGTTTTTAGTTTAATTTTATTCTCATAAGCATATCTATTCTTGCAGTAATTAAAAACGCCATATTTTTTAGGGCAATATCTTCTTAATGAATTTAATTCTGTTATAAATGTGTTTTCACAATATATGCAAACTTTAACAATTTTCTTGTATTCGGCTTCTATTATAGGAACTTCTTTAGGTTGTGGTTGTTTAGGTTGTATTTGATATACTCCTGCTTTAAGTTTTCCAATTTCGGCTTTCATCTTATCAATTTCCTCTCTGTTAATATTAACATCAAACTGTAAGTTACTTATCTGCATACGCATATTTCGTAGTAAATTGCGTTTTCTAAATATGTTTAGTATCATAGTTAATTAAATTGTTCGGTTTGTAAATAGTTTATAAACTGCCCTTTATTCATAATCAAAGAAAATTCAGAAATCATCTTGTACTTTATAATGTCTTTTTCTGATTTTTCAAGTTCATAAACGTAGAACTCATAAAATGAATTTTTTTTAAAATAATCCAATTTTCTTTTTTTGTTTTGTGTAAACAAAGTACCCTTTTTTTGTAATTCCATTTTTTTGTTTTTTTTATTAGTTAAAATTAAAGGCTTCCTTGTCCATTCAAGAAACATACACATTGCTGCTACCTTCCTTACACCTCCCATATTTATTATGAATAAACTTAATTATTCAAGGTGCGTATTATTTCAATATTGATATTGTGCTTGACCTTTCAAGCGTTTGAAAAAATGTTTCAATGTTTTCTAATTCGTAACACTCCTTTAAAATTTCAAACTCATTATAGTCGCACCAATAATTGTTATCATAACTCCATTTTAGCAAGTCTAACCCCATTCTATATTGTTGCCTTCCATATTCAATCATCTCATCATTTAAAGCATATAAACTTACTTGATGTGGTTGGTTTTTTTCAATTGCGCAGAAGATATAATTTTCTCTATTTGAAAAGTCAATATAAAATGCTGCTGATATAGAATAACCATAAGAATAAACATTTCTTTTAAACTCTCTACTACTACTATCTACGCAAGTTTTAATATCTACTATTGTACTTTTATTTTTGCAATAAACATCAGGTCTTAATTTTATTTTCAATCCAGTTTTTTCATCTATTGTGTAGATACTTAACTCCCTATAACTATCGTATATAAATTCAGTTAGTGATTTATTTTTAAGCGCATTTGCACCCATTTTGGTAATCATATCCATTTCATCTTCAAATAATATTCCTTTGTTTTTATTACTAATTACAAAGTCTTCATATTCTTTTTTCCCTTCTTTTGTTCGTCTATCAAACTTTGGAGAAATAGTGTAGTTATCAAAAAATTGATGTGGCTCTAATACTGATTCGTGTAGCGCAGAACCAATTATGTAATGCCTTGAATCTTCGTTTCTTTGTTTTTTTTCTGCATACTTATTAAAGAAATAGTATTGAGGACTTTTCATAAAACTTTTTATGTCAGATGCAGATATGTGGTCTTTCTTTCCAAGATATTCTGGGAATGTGTCCTTTGTATAGTCAATGTTTTGGGTGTTTGTTTTCATAATTATTTTTTTATTTTATGTAAAGATATATATATGTTACAATATTGTGTAACAAATAGTTTTTTTTAATTAAATAGTTATTAACACTTTATAAGTCATCTATTATAAATAAATCTTCTACTGAAACATTCAACTCCTTTGCTATTCTAATTGCTATTGGCAAACTAATAGCTGGACTTTTCTGATTTGCTATTTTAGATATATGACCTCTATTAGTTCCTATTCTATCTGCTAACTCCTGCTGGCTCATTAAAGCGTTTTCAAGAAAATCTTTTACTTTATTTTCTTTTATTCTTAATTTGGCTTTTTTAATTCTAACTATGCTCATATTTTCTATTTTTTTAAAATGGATATTCTTTTGTAAAATCACTTTGCATTGGACTTAAACTCTTTTTTGGTGTAGCTGCTTCTAATTCTTCGTCTGCTAAATAATCATAATTTTTTAATTTTGTTTGAGTATGAATAAATGATAAAGGTATTTCGCCAAGTTCACCGTTTCTATGTTTTGAAACAATAAGCATAAACAATCCACTTGCATTAAAAGTTTCAGAACCAACTTCATACGTTTCTATACCATAGTATTCTGGTCTATAACAAAATAAAACCATATCTGCATCTTGTTCTATCTGTCCTGATTCTCTTAAATCACTCAACATAGGCTTCTTGTCTGCTCTTGATTCTACTAATCTACTTAATTGCGAAAGTGCAATAACTGGAATTGATAACTCTTTTGCAAGTGCCTTTAAACCTCTACTTATCTCTGCAATTTCTTGCTCTCTATTTGATATGCCTAACCCACTTCTCATTAATTGCAAATAATCAATTACAATAAGTTCTACATTGCTTTCCTTTACTAACTTTCTTGCTTTTGACTTTAGTTCAATCAAACTTATATTTGGTGTATCATCAATAAATATAGGTGCTGTATATAACTCCGAGCAACTTTTATCCATTTGACCTATTTCTTCTTCTGATAATTGTTTTTTAATTATTCTTGAAACGTCAATCCCACTTATAGAAGATTCTATTCTACCTGTCAATTGCTCTTTACTCATTTCAAGTGAAAATATAGCAACTGCTTTACCATCTCTTAATGCAGGATATATACTCATAGAAACTGCTGCTGCTGTTTTTCCCATACTCGGTCTTCCTGCTAAAATAATCAAATCGCTTTTTTGCCAACCATTAGTTAATTCATCAACTGCCCTTAAACCAGTTCTAATACCTGATGTAGAACCACTTTTTAAAACCTCCAAACTCTCATTTACGTTCTTAATATGAATATCCTTTATTTTAGTTACTTCATAACTCAAAACTTCTTTTATGCAATTTTCAAGTGATAATTGTGTTTTAGCATACAAATCAAAAACATCTACGCCATCTTGAAACGCATCTTGTATAGTTTTTGAAGATATTGTAAGCAAACTCCTTCGTAAAGCCGTTTGTTGCAATATTTTAATATGAAATGGAAGATTAGATGAAGATGCCACTCTATTAGTTAGGCTACTTATATAATACGCTCCACCAACTTCTTCTAATTTATTTAATTGCCTTAATTTTTGAACTATTGTAAGCATATCTATTGAAACTCCTTGCTTATATAAATCTATAATACATTCTGCTATTATTTTATTGTTTGTATTATAAAATATATTTTGAGTAAATTCAGAAATGT